CGTAGCGTAGCTGGTCGTTAAAGCAGCTTGTGCAATTTGTACTGGTGTGACATTTTGATAATTAGCCATTACAGTCCTAACCAAATAAAGGCTTGATTGCTAGCCACTTGATTGGCTATCACTTGGTTAAAGTTATCGTTGCTCGCAAAATACAAGCGCAATACTTTGTTTAACGTATCAATATATTGTTGATCATACTGATGCGGTGGGAGCGGTAAATTGGGGGCTACGTTAATGACTGGGATCATGTGTTACCTCTCAATCCATCTTGTTGGATATCAATCCTAGGCGTACCCAATTGCCACTGCTGGCCCAACTGATTTCCCTCTACCTTAAAGATCATTTGTCGACCACGTACACGGATAAATACTTGGCCTGTAAACTGCTCAATAGGCGCTGTAGCCGTTCTTGTTACAGCTGCGATGTTCGTATTACCCCCCATTGATTGGGGCACGTTATAGCCTGATCCTGAGTTCTGCATAGGGATCAGCGTCATGTTCACAGTCGGATTTGCTGTGGTCGATTTACGGAATGTAATGTCAGGAAGAATACGACGGATAAAGCCAAACTTCTGGCCATCGGTTAAATCAAATTCTGCTGAAGTGATATAGGAATCGATCGCAGTGGGAGTGCCTGTAGTGTTGTCATCCAATCCATATTCATGGAATACAAGCGTATTGTTATAGGTCGCAGCGACAGGATAGGTCAAAGTTGTTGAATCAATCCAAGCCGTTCTACCCATTGTTCCATAGTACCAAATGTCATCTTGGTAGTTATAGACCACATACTTATCGACCACGGTGCTATTTGCTGAGCAATAGAACCACCATACTTCGTTGTATCCCTCATTGGTTCCTGCAAAAATCTGCTGGGATTGGGAAAGATTGATATCAGAATAAATGTATTCCCGAAGGTCACAGCGCAACGTAGAAGTCGTACCGTTGTACTTATAGAACTTATCTACTCCCATCCAGTATGATGTTCCAGCAGCCAAGATTGCAGCATTGGGGGAAATGATAGAGATGTTATCGCCAACAATGTTTGATCCCCATACAGCAGGAGTTCCTACATATTGGAAAGAGTAAACCGAGGTATCGGTCCAAACAACGATCTCTTGTCTATTCTGTACGCAAGCAACAATTTGTGATCCACGAGACAGCCTAATATCGCCCGCCTGATTTGTTGCTGATGGCGTCCACATGGTCACAGATTCTTGATCTGACCAGCGAACCAACATAGGATCCTGTGTGCTGCCACCCAATGGGTTAGTACCAAATGCAAACACAAAACGACTAGCATCGGAGACAAAGATAAAATTAACAATAGTCGGTACATCAGAAGCTCCCGACAATGATGAAGCCAATACCGCAGGGCTAGTTATGCTAGTAGCATACGACCAATAATATATTTGTCCACCCCTGGGAGCAAAGATCAAATCCTGTCCAAAGTTGGATTGGCTCCATAACCTAAGAGAAATGGTAGTGCTTCCACCATTACCCCATGTTCCTGATCCCCATGTACCAGCTCCCCATCCTACCAATGGAACTTCAATCGCTGGTCCTACGCTGATCTGATAGGTCGCTGTTACCGTGCCACCACCAGGAGATCCAGCTGCATCTGTGGCATTGGCTGTGGCTGTAGCAGTGAAAGAATATGAGTTGGAATTAAGTACTGTGATCTGGTACTGCTGATTCAATACGGATGCAGTAATGTTTCCACCCAATCCAGTCGCACCACTGAATGTAACGAAATCACCCGTCACAGCTCCATGACCCGTAGCACTTACAGTAATCGTGGCTGAACTAGCTGTTGCTGTAAATGGATTGGTTAAAGTCGCTGTACCCCTAACAGGAGTAATATCATAATAGGCAGAACCCTTTTCAATGTAGAACTTTAGATTAGTTCCTACACCAATTAAGCTTGTGCCATCTAATGCAGACCAATTAAATAAGGAACGACATATTCCTTGATATTGATTTGTAGTAACTGGATACCAGCCACCTATCTTTTCAGGAAAGCCTTGTCTAAAACGTACCTTTTCTGATTCATACCAGCCAGCTGTAATCTGGAAATTAGGCGTGACAGTTCCCACCGTTTCAGAAGTGTACTGGGTTTGTTCCCGATTAATACCGGGCCTAAATCTAATAGCTTGTAATGGCATGGCTTATTCTCTCATTAGGCGCTTAAAACGGCAAGGGTTTTAGCTGTCAATTGTATGCGTTCGTTAAGCCCAAATAGCCCACCATTGATACGCTTACAAAGACCTTCTTCATTACCTGATTCAGCCAATTGATTACATCCATGCGTAGCCCAAAACCAGCCACCACTAAGCGCTGCATACATGGGCGTTTTAACCAGGTCCGGGTTCTTTACAAAATCCTGACCAAGAGCTTGTCCGCAGTGCCAGTAGTTATCGTGAAAGGTAAGCTGGATCGTACCTCTTCCCCTGTACAAAAACCCATCCCCACTTGCTTCATTCCTGTTCCCTCCACGATTGGCGTAAATGCGGTTGGCAATCTTTTGAGGTTGATGGGCAAAAACGGCATACTCTTCTGGCTTGAAGTGAGTATGGAAGAGGGCTTGAAGGGTTTCGGCTCTATAGTTAAGATTCTCTTCCAGTGTTCGGAAGTGGTTGCACTCGTGTGAAAGCTGTCCGATAAATGCGGCCTGCTCCTTGACGGTAAAAATGCTGAACTTTTGGATGGTTGCATTGAGTGGCTCTACCCATTCTGGCCCAATCTGTAGGGCATGAAGTTTCTCTACTGTGATCATTTCACACCCTCATTAACTGTCTGCATCACTTCGTTGTATTGACTGATGCAGGCGTTGAGCTTGACGATTGCTCGGTCACCTTCTGAGGCGATTGCGACAATATCTTTAATAGCCTGTCTAGAAGCGTCGGCTCCATCGGTTTGATTTCCATTGGAGGCATCTGCACTGGCTTGTACACCACAGGTGGTTGGGATGCGCAACTCGCCAGAGTCAATGCGAGCATCAATGCTAGCCTGTTTGGTTTTGATATCATCTTTAGCCTTCTTCAGTTGGCTGGTGGCTCTTGAGAGCTTTTGTCCGAGCTCTGCTTCTTTTGCCCGAGCTTCTCCATTAAGGCGCTCAATTTCTGTTTTATCTTCTGCAACCCGTCTTTCATAGCCGTGATGATCTGAGACATAGTAACCTCCTAAGATAATTAACACCAATCCCGCTACCTTCATTACAAGGGCATGGGGCTTTAACATAGGTAGAAATCCTACCAAGTAACTCAACACATAAGCCACTGCTCCTACTCCCAGAGCAATGACCGCTATCCAATAAAACAAGTCATCAAAGAACCATGATAACCAGGTCATATCGCTTCTCTTCTAGCTTGGGCCATTCTTTCACGCTCGTGATCTGCCTCTAGCGTCGGCGGAGATACTGGCGCAGGAGGTGGGCTCCAACTAGGACTAGCCATAATAATAGGAGCAGGTGGTGGGGGTGGCGGTGCGACATATGCATCTTTGTTGGCCTTTGCTGCATTCATCATGTTCGTGGCTTCATTGGTCAATCCCTTGGTCAGGATGCCACCAATACCGCCCACAATGAGCAATACGATGTCATTGAGCATCTTGGTATAGGCTTGGTCGATTGGAGCCATAGCCTTGATTGGCTGGCTTACGAACGTCACCGAATAGAGGAGGGCCATCACGATGAAGGCCAATATCAGAGTCACCACAATGATCACAAAGGATCGGACCCTAATCTCTATCTCATCGGCATTGAGGCGTTCCTTGGGGCTGTTGAGGAATGCTAGCAGGAGTTCCTTCAATTTTCTTCTCCAAAATAGGGGCTACCAAATACTCAGGACAATCCTGATTAAACTCACATCTAGGTTTCTGACACCGCTCTTTGCTAAAGTTATCTGGGTCTTGGCAATAATACCTGTAAGTGTCATTGCAACCTGTAAATAAAAAAGGCAAAAATATACATATCAATATTGATGTGTATAGAAAATTAGGTTTTTTAATCATTTGCTTTCAATCCTTGCCAAAGCTTTATTGACCCTTATTTCCATTTGCCTTACATCCACATACATCCATGCAATCAACGGAACAATCAACAACAGAATAACCAAAAGAACAACAATCAGTAGGATGGCGAGTGAGTCAGACTGAGAATCATTAGCCATATCCACATCAGCAACAGCACTGTAATTACTGAAGCCGCCACTCTTCCCCTTATTAGATCCGCCTTTTGCCGCCGTTGCCATTTTGCTCTACGCTCCTTTAGCATTTCCTCTCGTCTAGCAAGCGCTTGCACATTGGCAATGTGACCAATTTGCTGGTTAACCCTAGTATATAAATCCTTCAGCTCGATAGGAACGCTATACACCATGTAGTTACTCAACTCCGTATTCAGCTTCTCCATCTGCAAATTGGCAATCGTGATCTTGATTGCGGCCTCTTGGCCTTCGTCATTATTTGCATGCAGAGCAAATTCTTCCTGTTCTTTCACATAGTTCTTAAGAGCGTTGT